GGGCGAGGAGCTTCGCGTCGTATTGTAAGATCAGGTGCTAAACCAAGACCTTCAATATCTTTCTCCAGAGTTTCAATTCTGGTTACTAAAACGGACAGACGATCTAATGAAAGATCATCTTCTATCAGAGAAGTTAATTCTGTTTCGAGGCCACGTAGTTCACTATGTAGGTCAAAGAAAGAATCTCGATAGCAAAATTCTATCATACCCATCAATGATCTTAGTTGATCATCTGATAAGGTTCCCGGGTCCCGTACCATCCAGATTGCATCCGGATTAGCACGTACAGCCCGAGGCCATAATGATCCTGAATACTTAGGATCCCCAACGAATAACAGTTTAGGCAATTGCCATAGTTGATATCCGGAGGTTCCATAGTGAGCCCGAGTTCTATCGACTTCAACTAGTTTAGTTAAAGCCTTCGCTCGCGGTAATAAATCAATTACACGCTGACGAATTGACGCAGCTAGATCTTTAATCCAGATATCATCTGGGTATTTAAAGTCTAGGCCACCAGAGGCCATCCAATTAAGGATGTCTCCTTTGAACCCAGGTCCTCCGGGACCGTAGTAACTAACTACGTATCCCTGAAGGCGACGTGGTAAAACTGACCATGATTGGTTAATCGTGGAAATTGATTTATACCCGAATCCCAGGAGAGCTAAACCCTGAGATAAGGATAATGAGTACTTACGTACTAACTCCAACCACGCTGGCAATGAACCAGCAGCTGAGAGAACCTCTAATAGAGCTAATGGTCCTACGGAGTGACCCCCGTAGTAGACACGCTTAGCAAATTCAAGGACCCCTCGACCTGATGAATCATGAACCGATTTAGAAAGTTGGATTCCAACTCCCAAACCGGCCATAATTTTCAGATAGGTATCGGCTACTCGCCGGTCAGCAATCACTATGTCATCTCCTAAGAGAGCATAGTCCTCAAACCAGTCATCATCGGAAATCCGTCCAGACAATGCTGCTGCCATCTGCACTATAGCATGATGGGTCATCGCAAGCATTGCCCAAGAGGTTAAAGCACCCATAGGTTGCCCGACTGCATACCGTATAAATCGGTCACCTTCATAATCCGGACTAAGTGCCCGGGAAGGTAACACATACGATCGTCCTACCATCAAACTCATCCAAAGGTTAGCTCCATGGGCGGTTATCAACCGACTTAGAAGTACTCCTTGAATGAGAATAGGTAATCGATCCGTAGCAGAGCTCAGGTCCAAAGACCAAAAGCATCTGTGCCCTTTCGACTGTAAAAGTCGGATAGGAGCAAGTTGATCGAATGTTCCATCTTGAGGGATTACCTTCAAGATCTCGAACAGGTAATCATGCAATGGCTTCATTGCCCATTGCGTGAAACAGTCTACCATAGCAAATACACGGATTTTACCCGCAGGTTCATCTTTTAAACCTAGTTTCCCAATATCAGTAGGCACATCACATGCCTCCTCCGTTAATAACGAAGGCGCTACTTTACTAAATTCCTCCAACCAATTGAGGAATCTGGTATTTCGGGTCATCTGCAGCCAATCTCGAAAGAAAGGATACAAATCTGATCTGGACCAGGCTATAGCTGTACGAATTATACCAAAAGGTGACGTAGACAGATATAAATCATTCGTTGGAGTTGTCCGCGGAATGAGAAAAGGTGAAACACGAAATCTGGATAAAAGAGTGAGAGGCGATGAAAGATCGTCCTCATCTATAGCTTGCAATTTAACAAGTTTTCTCCAGAACTGACTAGAAAATCTAGACCAGTCCGGTAAGAAGCCCGAAAGCTCTTTACCGGGATCGGTAATTGAAGAAAATGATAACTTTCCTGGAAACTCGATAACTCTATAAATAGAGAATAAAGTAAACCAGTATCGTATGATAAGGATATCCCCAGCTGCTATCCGTCTTCTATGAAGAACGGGTATAACAGTAGGAAGTCCCAACATCCCTCTTCTAACTCTAGGAGTAGAAGGAAAGGAATCAAAATCTCTTGCTATGGATTGAGCCAATGATGTATTCAAGGCTTTCAAGGTTATTACTAACCCTTTAAGACCCTGACATCGGCCCAGGGATGAGCACCAAGACACATAACGGATAGCCGGTTTTACAAAACCAAGACGCATATATCCTAACCGTCCACGAATCTGAGAAATCAGAAACGTAAGGAACGGCCGACCTTGATTTCTCAAGATCATGGCACCAACAGCTGCTAATATATTCTCAAGTTGCGAACAAATAAATAATTTTATTGTCACACGTTGATATTATTATTAACATCATTGGACTCGGTTTCCTCTTGCGAGGGCCGCAGCCACCTTATTCAAGGAGACGGATGTTTCGTCTGAGGCTTCAAACTAACTATCCACCAAGAGTGTCAACATTTGTCACCCCGGATGATTACCCTATAACAGGTAAGATCCGGTACAAATTTAGTATTAACTAGGACCCCGCCCTTAGGCGACCTATCAATACTATACCCCACCCACTTAAGGGTGAACCATAGCACGTAGTATCACTGTATAGGCATTTCGTAATCGGAATACCGACCCTATCCTACTTTACTCTCTTAGGAATTAGAGAGACCTCACGCTTTAAACACTTTATATGGTCTAAATCAACCATCGAGAGTTAGGGTGTGAGCCTTTCCCAATGTTGCCCGCAACGGGCATTGAGCTTACATACTCAGTACTTAAAACGGAATAATTACCGTAGGAGAACCTAGATCCGCGATGCTGAACTAACAGCTACGCTTCTCAGAGTCCTTTCTTAGGATTTTAAGAAGTTAGAGTGCAATGCACTC